GGCCTCTCGCTGTCTTGTGCATTCCTCTGACTTGGAAGTGGATCAAGTCTGCTGTTCCTGATCCGCCTCGGCGAGATCCGTTCCGGAGATACAGGGTGCTGTAGTATTCTCGAAGGCAGTCTTTCTCTCTTCACGCGAAGGTCGCGACTCATGCCCAGTCGAATGGGCTTCTTCAAGCCAACTGGAAAAGTCAAGATGCGAGAGGGCAGGCCAAGCTCTCATCGCCGGGGCTATGGGGGCAAGACTTGGGCAAGAGTTCGCCAGCAAGTCTTGGTCAGAGACTCTTACCAGTGCCAGTCCTGTCTCAGGGTCTGCGGCTCTCCCAAAGAAGCACATGTCGACCACATCGTGCCTCGCCGGGACTCCCAGAGCGACAGCGTCGAGGGTCTCCAGACCCTGTGCCAGAAGTGCCACGCTAGAAAGACTCGCCAGGGGCTCTAGCTTTGCGCCTGGGGCGAGATGAGGGTGGTTGGGCTATCCAGACAGCCCAAAAAAATCGCCCCTTTAGAACTCAAATCTGGGGCTCGCGGATTCTTCTCCTCACATATAGGAGCCCAAAATATTTACCCTCCAGAAAATGAAGAATCCAAGAATCCAGAAGGCTGAGTCAGCAAAAAAATACTTTAAAAACAGGCTCCTATATACTGAAAAGGCTTTGGAAAAATCTCAGTGAAAATCAGGAATACAGAAGAATCAAAAGAAGCGAGGCTTGGGCAAGATGGGCGAGCTATCTCGCTCTCATGATCATTCGAGCCTGCGAGCTTGGCAGGCCAGCATCTTCTCTCAGAGAGCCCCTGGATTTTTTTCTGGCCCCTACTTTTAGAACAACTCTCGACTTGTCATGATCGAGATAGGCCCCACCGGGGGGCAGTGGTCGCTTTGGGTTTGAAAAAAAAAGGAAGACCCACGCTGCGGTCATCCGTGAGCGCCTGCGAAAAAATTCAGGGGGGCTTTTCCGCGAAAAAAGCATGGGACGACCCCCAACTCCGACTTCTCTGAAGATCCTCCGCGGCAATCCTGGCTGCAGGCCCATTAACAGCGACGAGCCGACGCCGCCGGTAGCCGACACGACCGCTCCCTCGTGCCTCGACGTAGTCGGGCTCGAAAAGTGGAACGAGATCGCGCCTCTTCTCGCAGGCATGCGAGTCTTCACGCAGATCGACCGCTCTCTCTTGGAGAGATACTGCATCCTCCACGAGCAGTGGGTCGCCGTCTCGAAGCACGTTCGAGAGCAAGGCATGACACAGATCACTTCGACTGGTTATTCACAGATCACGGCGGAAGGGGCGCTGTTCAAGAGTCTTCCGGGCGAACTCCTGCGGATCGAGCAGCAGTTCGGCATGACCCCGGCGGCTCGCAGCACAATGAAGGTCAACAGTGCCGCTGCCAAAGAAAATCCTCTTACCGCGTATATCTCGAAGCGAAGCAGTTGAGCAGGGGCTCGACTTCTACTTCGACGAAGAGCGGGCTGAGCATGCCGTAGGGTTCTTCGAGAACTTCCTCGTTCACTCGAAGGGCCAGTTCGCGGGCCAGCCATTCACTCTGCTTCCGTGGCAGAAGCACGACATCATCGAGGAGCTTTTCGGCTGGCTCCGGGTCGACAACGGGAAGAGGAAGTTCCGGGTCGGGTTCATCGAAGTTCCCAAGAAGAACGGCAAAAGCACGATGCTCTCGGGCATCGGCCTGTACATGGCCGTAGCTGACGGCGAGGCTTCGGCTGAGTGTTTCGGCTGCGCGACGTCACGCGAGCAGGCGTCGATCGTCTACAAGCAAATGAAGGAGCTTGTCCAGGCTTCGCCGCACTTGTCTGAGATGCTCGAAGTCGTCGACAGCCGGAAGACGATCGCCTGCGTGCCGACGAACTCGTTTTGGAAGGTCATTTCTTCTGACGCCGGTCGCCAGGAGGGCCTCAATATTCATTCGCTCTGCTATGACGAAATTCATCAGGCTAAAGACAGGAAGCTTTGGGGGGCCGTCCGCTACGGCGGAATTTCCAGAGCACAAAGCCTGATTCTCGCCATTACAACTGCCGGAACCGACCGGACTTCTGTCTGCTACGAGCTTCACGAGCACGCCCTCAAGTGCATGCAGGATCCGCACCACGACCCGCAGTTCTTCGGCTTCGTCGCCGGAGCCACCATCGAAGACGACTATCGAGACCCGGAAGTCTGGCGGGCTGCGAACCCTTCGTTCGGCGTCACGATGGACGAGGAGAGCTTCAAGGCCGACGTCCGAGAAGCCGAGGGCTCGAACACGAAGCTCGCCGACTTCCTCAGATACAGGCTCAATGTCTGGGTGCAGGGGTCGAACAAGTTCGTCGACCTGACTCGCTGGGACAGGTGCAAGAGAAGCTACCCTCCCCCAGACAAGTCTCGGGTCTGGTACTGCGGACTTGACCTTGCCCAGACATGGGACGTGAACGCGTTCGTCGCAGTATCGAAAGTCGTCGACGAAGAAGGCGGCGACGACGTCTTCGACGTGATTTGCAAGTTCTGGATCCCCGAAGACAATGCCGCCCAGAGGCGAGAAGAAGTCCCGTATGTCCTCTGGTCTCGCGAGTCGAAGACAGGCCTGACTCTCACTCCAGGCGACACATGTGATTACGAGTTCATTCGTCGAGACATCCTCCAGTTCGCGAAGGACTACCAAGTCAGGCGTATCGCGGCTGACCCTCACAACGCCCATCACCTCCAGCAACAGCTTCAGGCCGAGGGACTTGAAGTGCTAGGCTTTTCGCAGAACTTCTCCGCGATGAATGCGCCGACGATGCTTCTGTCGACTTTGATCGCGCAGGGGCGATTGCGAACCAACGACAACCCCATCCTGAACTGGATGGCATCGAATTGCACCACGAGACAAAACGCAGACGGGTACGTCAAGATCGTCAAGCCAAGTGCGATGAGTCCAGCGAGAGTCGACGGAATGGTCGCCCTCGTGATGGCTCTGGCTCTGGCCAATGACGCCGATGCCGGAATCAATCAGGCAGAGCCGGAGATCATCATTCTGTGAGCCGCACTGAGTATTTCATGAGAAGGGCGAACACGTGAGCGAAGAGCGGGCTTTGTCCGATATTGTCTGGACACCAGAACGCGGCCTCATCGAGTCTGGCCCTACCCCGGAAGTCCGCGGGATTCTCTGGAATAACTACCTCACGAACGACGAGCCGTACTTCGGCAAGACCAGAACTCACGCCGAAGTGCGGGTCACTCCCAGCACGGCCCTTCAGTCCACTGTCGTTCTCGCCTGCTGCCGGATCTTGGCCGAGACGATTTCGGCTCTGCCGATCTACGTGATGCGTCGGACTCCGAATGGCGGCAAAGAAATCGCCCACGATCTTCCGCTGCACAAGGTCTTGTCTTTCGCGCCCAACGAGTGGCAGACCAAGTTTGAGTTCTTCGAGCAGGTCGTGATGTTCCTGACTCTGTGGGGGAACTCGTATTCCCTCATTCGATCGGGACGGTATGGCGCCGTGAGCGCCCTCGACAATCTTCACCCCAGCAACATGGACGTGGAGAGACTTGAAAATGGCCGACTTCGGTACATTTACACGAATCCGGAGACCGGCCGGATCGAGAGGTACACGCAAGACCAGATCATGCACGTTCGCTGGACGCCGGAGCCCGACGGCATCAAGGGAATGGTGCCGATCGAGATCGCTCGCGAGGCGATCGCTCTCGCCAGGGCGTGCGAGATTCACGCCGCCAAGTTCTGGGCAAACTCGGCCCGCCCCGGAGTCGTCCTCCAGACAGACGGCTCTCTCTCGGCCGAAGCTGCCGAAAGACTTCGGGACAACTGGGAGAGACTTCATCGCGGCGTCGACAAGGCTCATAGAACCGCGATCCTCACCAACGGACTCAAAGTCGAGCCGGTCGGATTCTCGGCAGAGGCCAGCCAGTTCGAGTCGACACGAAGGTTCCAGTCCGAGGAGATCGCCAGAGTCTTCCGGCTGCCGATGCGGCTCGTGCAGGGCGAGTCTGGCGGAAACCCGGAGATCGCAGGCCAAGAGTTCGTCACGTACACCCTCGTGCCGTGGCTGCGTCGAATCGAGAGCGCGATCTCTCGGTCACTGATCTACAACGACGACGCCTTCTTCGCTGAGTTCGACACGAAGGGCCTCATGCGAGGCGACTCGAATAGCCGCGCGGCGTTCTATTCGACGATGACCGGCCTTGGCATCTACTCGATCAACGACTGCCGCCGCGGCGAGGGCCTCGCGCCGATCGAAAACGGCGACAAGCACTTCGTCGCGATGAACATGCAGACGATCGAAGATGCCGTCAAGCCGAAGCCAGACCCGATGGCAGCGATGATGGGGGCTGGGGCTCCGCCTCCCGCTCCGGGCGGAGTGCCGAGCTTGCCGGAAGTGAAGAAGGGCTAGGCTCCGAAAGAAGCTCCGCCTGGGATCGAGTCTCAGAAGAAGCCCCTGAAAGAAGGCGACTCGGTCGTGTGGGGCGGCGGAAAGACTGGCAAGATCAAGCATGTCATGACTCACGGCACTCTCGACCTTGAGAGCGGCGAAAAAGTCGAAGTCGAAGAAGGCAAGCCCGTCGCCCTGGTAGTTGACCGAGGCGGAGTCGAGCACGCGGTCGAGTTGCCGATGCTCAGGAAAGTCCAGCCCCGCTCGCTGAAGAGAGAGAAGCGGTCTGGCGACTGCGGTCGACAAGACGGCGGCATGTTCGGCCAAGGCAACGACTGCGCGTCCGACGAGGGCTCAGGCCCGGTCGATACGTCGTGGAGGTCATCCGACGGGCCGTCGTATGTGACAGGCGACGACGTTCGAGCTATGCCTCCGGCCAAGTCTCTCGCGAACGCCAAGTCTGTCACGATCGTCGACGGTAAGCTCCTGAGCAAGTCGCTTCGCGAGATTGGCGTAACTCTTGATAAGGCAGCAAAAGCCTGCACGCAAGCGACGCCAGAATCCGAGATCTCGATCGGCCACGGCACGTTTGGCGATCTGGCTCGCTTTATCGCCGACCCCTCAGCGAATCGAGATCACAAGGCTGCTGTCACGTTCCTTACGAATATGGACATCGACGGCATCGAAGGTGCTGTTTCTGTCGGAACGAGCCTGCTGAGAGACGAGAACGATGAACTCGTCCTCCAGTACGGCATGCTCGACGTCAGCGATGAGGCAAAGTCGGCATCCCCTATCTCGATTGCCCGCAAGATGATGACTGGCGTGGCGAAGAGCATCATCAACGCACAGAAGATCGGCGTGTCCGAGATAGAGATGTATGCCGATGGCGGCAAGGGCGGAGACGACCGATTCGAGGGATATCGCATCTGGCCGCGGCTTGGCTTCGACGGAGTCATCCCGCGATCGAAGATAACGCCCACGTGGTCGGTCTCGAAGGGCTTCTTCTCTTCGTACGGCAGCGGGATTCCGGACAAGATCCTGTCGCCGAGAGCACAAAAAGAGAAGCAGGCTGGGGCTCTCACGATTCAGGCCCTCTACGAGACGAAAGAGGGCCAAGACTGGTGGGAAGCAAACGGCGGCGCGATGGGCATGACCATGCGAGTCGGCGACAAGAAGAGCCTCGGCTGGAAGAGGTTCACAAAGACGAAGGACAAGTACGCGAGCCGGTCGGCCCCGCCCTCAGACGAAGACTTCTTTGATTTGATCGAAGTCGAGTGGAGGTCGATCAGAGCATCAGTCGAGATCGAGAGCCGAAACGGCGACTGCGGCAGGCAGGATGGCGGAAGGTTCGGGCAAGGCAACGACTGCGCCAAGGAAGACGGCAGCGGCCCCGATGACTCATCGTCATCGTCATCGCCGTCGCGGCCTGCAAGCAAGCCCCAGACTTTCCCAGAGGGCTCTCGCAAGTTTCGCGATGCCGTTGATTCAGTTGTCGCAGCTACAGGCGGCGATCCAGAGAAAGTCTGGGATCGCTCGAAGTCTCTCGCGGACACGCCCCCCAAGCAGACCATCGACTCGATCGCCTCCGAGCAGGGTTCGTACGGCGGAAAGCCTCTTACTCCTGAAGCAGAAGCCTCGTATGGATCTCTGGTCGACGAGATCGGTCGGCAGTACGAAGCACTTGTCGCCTCTGGCTTGACAGTGACCCCCTGGCGAGGAGAGGGCGAGCCCTACGGCGACCCGCCAGGGAGCACGAAGCCCAACTCGAACAAGATGCGTGAAGAAGTCGCCAAGACTGGCGAGTTCAAGTTCTTCATGACCGAGCGAGGCTTCGGCACCGGAGACGCCACTCCAGATCATCCCATGCTCAGAGAGACGAAGTTCAAGACGTCCAACGGCGAGCCCATGATCGCGAACGACCTGTTCCGAGTCGTTCACGATCTCGTGGCCCATGTCAGGGGCGGCTACTCGTTCTCGACCAACGGCGAGTTCAACGGCATGCTGACTCATGCGTCGACTCTCCCAGAGTCGGCGTGGCCTGCCCTGTTCGCTGAGACTTTTGGCCAGAACGCCGTCTACGAAACGACCGGGAACTTCGCACCCCAGAATGCGTACGCGTCCCAGCAGGGAGCGTCGCTGATTCGCGAAGAACTCAAGCGTCGCAAGAATCAGTCTCGGGCTGCAGAAGCTCCGGACTCTGACGAGCCGCTCGGCTACCAGCACATCAAGACGAGGCCCTGGCTGGCGAAGGAGATCGCGGAGTCGCGGGACTTCTATCTCGGGAGCCGCGAGTCTCGCGGAGACGCCCCCGCCCCTAAGAAAGATCGAATCAAGGGTAGTGACGTCAACGAAAAAGGCTCTGCCAAGAACAAGTCTGGAGACATCTCGCTAGACGAAAGCACGATCTCATCGCTGAAGAAAAAAGCCGAGGAACACAACGCTGCGATGCGAGAGGCCAAAAAGCCAGACTGGACTCATGTTCGTCTGCCATCGCTGAAGGCAGCTTACCGCCGGGGCGCTGGCGCCTTTTCGACGAGTCATCGCCCCGGCATGACTCGCGACCAGTGGGCAATGGCCCGAGTGAATGCGTTCTTGACGCTTGCCCGCAGAGGCAGGCCCGAGAACCCAAAGTATGTGGGCGACAACGACCTTCTCAACTCGAAGCATCCAAAGTTTAGCCAAGAGCCCCGCGCGTACTGTCCGACAGGAGAAGGCGGCGGAGTTGATAACTCTTGCTCTTCTTCCGGATTCAAGTCTTCGCAAGTCACAGAGAAAGCCCTCGAAAGCATTCGCACCACTGGCGGCTTCTCGATTCACCCCATCACGACGCAGAGTCCGACGACTGGATACATGGTGTCCGTCGTGCCGGAGTCCGAGACTATCCTCGATTCATACGAGGGAGTCACCGAAGAAGCAGTCGCCAAATTCTTCGAGCAGAATAAAAAGCAGTTCGACGGCAGGCCGACGCTACACTTAGGTGGCTGGGTCGACACCAACACCGGCAAGGTGTACCTCGATCTGTCGGAGAAGTTCGACGACATTGACGCAGCAATCGACTCAGCAGAGAGCACGAACCAGCTTGCGATCTGGGATCTGAACGACAAGAAAGAAATCAGAAAAGAGGACTACGATGGCCGACGAAAAAAGCCAAGAGAAGCTCGTGCGGTTCGACTTCCCTCCTGGGATGTCTCCGAAGAGCATCGCGGACGCACTGCGGGAGTACGCAAAGAAGGCGATGGAAGAAAAGCAGAAGCAGAAGACTTGATATCTGAAGCGAAGCGTCACTTCAGTTCTCTCCCGCGAATCGACATTCGCAGCCTCGGCGGGCCTCTGGCTTCGTACTCGTCCGAAGAAGACGCCGTGTACGTCGATCCGGAAGCCTGCCTGCTTGAAAGCTCTGGCTGGACATCCCAGCCCAATCCCGTTCTGCACGAGATCTCCCACCGCGTTCACGCGACGAGCGATCCGGCGTCGTACGCATCTTCACTCGCGTACGAGTTCACTGCCGAGCAGAGGCAGATGATCGAGTCGTCTGTGTCTCGCTACGCCGCAGTCAACGGAAGAGAGTTCGTCGCTGAGGTTATCGCTGGCGTATTGTCTGGACACGACTATTCGCCCGACGTCATGGGCATCTTCTACGAAATCACCGACGACAAGGTGGGTCTGTGATTTTTCGAGAGCAAGAGTTCCGGGCATCTGGCATCAACTGCGGCCGAGACCAGGGGGGCCAGTTCGCAGCCAACAACGACTGCGCTGGCTCTTCCGCGACGGCGGCTCCCGCCAGCGACTGGAAGCAGGCGAAAGGCACGAAAGAGTGGGATTCGTCTGACCTGAAGCGAAACTCGCCCATCAAAGGCGGCGACAAGCTCGACTCACTCACGGTCAGGGACGTGCCGTCATTTCGGCGAGCCCAGAATGCTCACGGCCTGAACCTCGACGAGATCGTCACTCTTGGCGGAGGCCCGATTCGAGGATCAGAGATCTGGGCTGCGTCGTACGGCGGAAAAGAAATCTCCGTTGCGATGAACATCCCGGTCGACCCAGACGACCCAGATAAAGGCAGCGTCGAGTCGAGCATCACAATCGACGTCGACGAAGACACGAAGTCATCGTTCATCGACTACGGGACTATGTTCCCAGACGAAGACGTCGCTCTCACCGACGCCGATCGCACTCGCATCTCCAGTGTCATGATGGAGCGAATGCTGGAGTCCATGTCGCTGGCCCATGACGCTGGATTCAGCTACGCCCAGACTCTCGCGATCGGCTCAAAGGACAGCCCCGACAAGGGCTACAGGCTCTGGCCGCAGTTCGGGTTCGACGCCAAGCTGCCGAAAGAACTCTTTGACAAGATTCCCAAGGATCTTCTCGACAAGACACCGCGGGTCGCGAAGTCGAGCAAGCTCAGCCGCAAGAGCCTCACTCTTCAGGAGCTTATCTCGACGCGAGAAGGCGAGAGGTGGTGGGACGACAACGGCGACGCGATCGAGATGACTCTGAAGTTCAGTGACGACAAGTCTCTGGGCTTCAAGAGATTCATGGACATGAAGAAGAGGCTCCCGAGACTCAAGGAGCGAAACAAGAATCGCAGCTACATCGACTGGCTCGATTTAGTCGAGCTTCGAGATGACTGCGGAAGGCAGAGCGGAGGCCGGTTCGGCCAAGGCAACAACTGCGCAGTAGACGACGGCGGAGCCAATGTCTCCGGCGGCGGCGGAAGTGCTCTCGCTGATCGCGGGCCAAAAGTCGACACCGACTGGTGGCGAACTGCACCAAACGGCGAAGCCAAGTGGAACTCAGCAAAGATCAAGAAGTCTCCGCCTGTCTCTGGCGGGCATGTCCTGAACTCGTTCACCGTCCCAGACGTTGGCGAACTTGCCAGCGCAATGACAGACATAGGGCAGTTCTCGTCCCTTGACGACGTCGTAACCATCGGCGGAGGAATCCGCCGCGGAGCGGACATCACAGTCGAGGGCGAAGGCGACATGATTCGCACCAAGTCCACGATGCCGATTTCGCCAGACGGCTCTGGAAAAGACGGAACAGCGGAAGTGAACGTGACTCTCTTCGACAACGGGGAGGGGTTCTCTATCTCATACGACGAGCTTTACGTCGATTTCCCCGAAGGCGAGGAGGATTCTCCGGAAGCCATCCGGCGAGTGTCGAGCGTCATGATGGAGAGAATGACGGAGTCTCTCGCGAAGGCTGAGTCTCTCGGCGCACAGACAGCAGAGACAAGCGCCGCCGGAAGTGCCACGTCACACCTCAAGGGCTACAGGCTCTGGCCGCAGTTCGGATTCGATGCGGAAATCCCGAGCTACCACAAAGACGGGATCCGCGAGTTCGCCGAGGAAGCAATTTCGTCGCGAGGCAAAGACAGCCCTCCAGCCTGGGCAGCCAGGATCATTGACAAGCTTGGCAGGCTCGACGATCCACTCACGATTCAGGAGCTTATCTCCAGCCGAGAAGGACAGAAGTGGTGGGACGAGAACGGGAAAGGCATCAATCTCCAACTCAACTTCCAAGACAAGTCTAGTCTTGGCTACAAGCGGTACGAGAAGATGAAGGCTCTTCTCTCTCGCCTGAAAGATCGAAACAAGAACCGAAACTGGTACGACTACGAGGCTGAGTTCCGAGGCGACTGCACCGACGCAGACAGAGCAGAAGGCGGGCGGTTCGGTGATGGAAATGACTGCGGAGGCGACGGCGGCTCTGGCGGCGATACGGCGGTAAAGGCCAAGAAGTCGTCGGCAACAAAAGAGAAGAGCGAATCTCCGTCGCTCCGGTGGACTCCCGGCGAGAGTCACGTCGACGTCTTCAAAGAAGCAACGCAGAGCAACCCAACAAAGCGAAGCCCAGACGGGAAGAAAATTCTCTCAACCTCGATTGAGGGAGCCGTCGTCACTCGCGCCCTCGGAGGCAAGGAAGAAGTTGACCCTGTGTCAGTCGGCCGACACTTGCTCGCGGAGCAGGCTAAGCACCGCGGCGGCGTGATCGACACCCGCAGAAAGCTCGAAGGCGACGATTTCGAGTACATGGTCTCTGGGATCGCCGCACAGGTCGAGTCAGCAAGAGAGCGAGGAGTCGCCCCCAACTTCTACAGCCCAGAGGATCGGCGGGCTCAGATCGAGGAGTACGCGAAGATTCAGCCTCTCATGCGAGGCGGACGAACTGCATCTGGCTTCTGCGTCGGCATCGAGGGGCCAAACGGCGAGTGCGAGCCGTCTGAGGGAATTTCGCCGCAGGCCGAGTTTCTCTTTAGGGCCGCCCAGGCACTCACATCCCCAGAGGCCAATCCGTTCGAGAACATGCTGCGGGCTGACGCTGTGATTAGTGCGTTCTTCGAGGAGAAAGATCCAGGGAAAGCAAAGCTCGGCGGAGGAGTCAGGATCGCGGGCGCTGGCGGCGGCGAGGCACTCAAGAACTTCGCGAGACTCCAGAAGATCATCGACCGCATCGGACTTGATGAGACCCGCAAGCTGTTCGCCGAGCCTCCCATGCGAAAGGGAGACTTTAAGAAGTATTTCCTCGACAGGATCCCCGGCACCGAAGGTGACAGGTACGACCCAAACGACTACTCGGTCGACGAACTTATTCCGCTGTTCAGTATCTTCGGCCCGAAGGTCGGGCCGTTCTTTGCCAATAACACGGGCGACGAAGACGCACTCACCGCAGACATCTGGTTCACGAGGACGTGGGCGAGACTCTCTGGCGAGCTTATCGAGAAGACTTCGCCCGATCTCGCGAAGAAGCACGGCACGACCCTCATGTCCTCGACGAAGAACATCAGCAAGAAGGAACTGAACGAACTCGGAGTCGACGGCAGGCAGTTTCGCAGCTACGTCGCCGAGATGAAGAGAACCGGCACCATTCCGCAGTCTGTGATTTCGTGGGCCGAGAAGCGAGACAAGCAGTACAAGAAGGACGGATTCCCGAGCCCAGATAAGGGAACAGGCACACAAGAGCGATACGAGCTAGACAGGCTTGCGATCGCCATCCTGAAAAACCAGACCCGAGTCATGCGAGTTCCGACGACCTCTGTCATGAGATCGAACATGATTCGAGTCATGAAAGAAGCCGCGGCCAGAACGGGCGTCCCTGTCGCGTACATGCAGGACATTCTATGGCAGGACGAGCAGGATACGTGGGGAACTCTTGGGTCTCGCACTTCTACAGTCCCCGGAGAGCCGTCCCTCTATTCGGAAGTCATCCGGAAGATCGTCGAGAACCCGGAGTATCGCCAGCGACGAAGGGCAGATAAGAGGTCTGTCGAGTCCGTCGGCGAGCCGATGGAATACGAGTTCTTGTCAGACCAAAAGGGCGGCATCGAGCAGGCTCTGTTTGCGAACATCGTCGCCGACATGGATGACGACGAGTTCGCCGACATCGTCATTGAGATGCTCAGAGCCAACGCAGAGAGGCAGCAGGAGAGTCGGAACTTCGCCGCCCTCGACGCCGCCGAGGTCAGGAGCAACGACTGCGGCCGTGACGAAGGCGGGCGCTTCGGCTCTGGCAACGACTGCGCGAAAGAAGAAGGCGGCGCATCTCAGCCCAAAGACGACGACGATCTGTCGGACATCAAGCAGATCAAGCCCAGCGGAGGAAGCGAGTTTATTGAACTATCTCGGCTGCCTTCTCATCAGCAGAAATCCGCCGAGAGGATTCGCGAAAAGGGAGTGTCGATACGCGTCGAGAGCGCAGTCGTCAGCGACGACTCCTTTAACGCTATTGAGCAGGGGATCGCAATGCTTGCAGAGTCTGGAATTGACTGGCCTCGCGACGTTCGGATTGGCAAAACCGGAGCAGCCCTTGCTTCAATATTTCCTGATAGTGGAGACACCATTGTCAGCGACTCCTTGACTAAAGAGAGAGCGAGAGATGCGATCCAAAGCGGGTGGCTTTCTGGAGACGTAGACCTTCCGCTTGCTTCGATTCTTGTTCACGAGCAGGCTCATGCAGACCACTACTCAACCTTGGCCGGAATCGCCGGAAGCGACGCCGTCGATGAACTGTGGGACAAGATTACCGGCAGGCACGACATCGAAAGCCGTCGCCGTGAAGCGGAAAAAGAAGGACGTCAGTTCCGTCCGGCGGCTGGACTGTATCGAGAGTTTGCGTGGAGTCCGGACTATCGCCCGATCGACAAGTCGAGCGTTTCGGCCGCAGAGGCCATGAGAATTGCCAAAACAGTAAGCGGATACGCCGAGACAAATCCTCCTGAGTTCGTTGCCGAATTTCGCACGAGCGTATTGTCTGGAAAGACACACTCCGACGAGGCGTGGGCTCTATACGAGTCGTACGGCGGGCCAAAGCTTCTTCGGAGAAAAAAGACATGACGGTTATCGCGAAAGAAGACTACGACCCTGAGTTTCACGTCGAGTCGCTTGCGGCAGTGGCCCAGGCGTACAAGAAAAAGACTCGCAAGGAGAATCGCTCCGCCGACTGCGGCCGTGACGACTCTGGTCGCTTCGGCGCTGGCAACGACTGCGCGAGCGAGGACGGCTCGTCTGAGCCCTCGCGGCCTGCTCTGACAGACTTCCAAACCGAGAACGACAAGAAAGAGACGTCGTCGACTTTCAAGAGCGACGCTGGCGACATTACGGTCGTCGATCGTCGTGACACAGGGACTCCAGACTATCTCGACGAGATCGAATGCCACGGGCGCGAGTGCGGCCTTGGCGTGACATTTGAAGACGCTAGGCGACTTCAGTCCCAGAGTGACATCGAGCCTACGTGGGGGCCGATTGATGCTTACATCGGCAAGGGATATGGATATTTCACGGGATACGGCATCGAAGGCGAAGACTCGATTGATTTCCACGGAAGAGAGTACGGCACGATCGACGATGAAATGGCAAGCGACCTTCAATTAGAGATGCTCAAGGAAGCAGAGACGGAATGGGATGCCATGTCTGATGAGCAGAAGGCAAAAACAGCAAGAGTCTCTGTTGAATACTGGAAAAGCGGCACCGAGGGCGACAGGGACGCCTACAGAATGGCGTGGCTCGGGCGCGCGGAGAATGAAATCTTCGACAAGATCGGCCGAATGCGGGACGACGCGAGAGGGGAAGCCGTCGAGCGAATGCGAAAAGACCTAGAGCAAGCGCTGGTTCGAGAGACGCTCGATTGCTGCTTGCAGTTGTATCGCGGCATGAGCGTCGACTCCGTCGAGGCCGAGCAAATACTCAAGCGTGGATACGTAACGCACGACGGTGTCAATAGCTGGACAACGTCGCGAGGCACAGCCCGTTCATTTGGCGGCAATGAACTGCTGCTGGTCGCGAGAAAACCACGAGTTGGTTACGTGTTCAGCCCAGACTCGCACGGCGAGGCAGAGGTTGTTCGTCCGCCGTCGAAGATGAAGATCGTTGGCGCCGTGAGGACAAAGACCGGCATGGTTCTCTATGTCGAAGAGGACGAGGACTACTGATGGCAACTTTACTTGAACGCCTCGTCGGAGGCCCGCAGTCTCTCGCTGGCTCTGACTGGAAGAAGCCGCAGCACATCTTGGATGCGATTGCGGCCAGAAAAAAGAGGAGATCGCCTCCGAAGAAGAGTGCTCGCTCCGCCGACTGCGGCCGAGACGGCTCCGGTCGCTTCGGCTCTGGCAATGACTGCGCCTCCGACGGGCAAGGCGGGTCGTCGCCGTGGTCGTCCAACGAAGAGATGGTCTGGCCAGCCTCTTCGAGAGAGACAAGCCCGCCTCCGTTCAGCGGCGCCGACAAGTACGGCACGGTTGGAATCAAGGCCCCGAAGGAGGTGAAGTCTTCGCTGGACGCCGCGGGCATCGACGTCGGCACTGCCGTCGCAGTCGCTGGCGGCACCGGCGACGCCGACGTCTTCATCCGCCCCGGCAACGAGTTCTCGAACTTCGACGACTTCGCAGGCTCAGGCACGACGCCAGTGTTCATCGACTTCGAGGCAGACATCGCTGGCGTCGAAGGCGGAGTGAATCACTCTTCTGCGATCGGAATGTCTGGAGACGGCGACCTCGTCGTCTTCCAGGACACGGCAGTCGTGTCCGATGAGATCCGCAAAGACCCAGCCAAGAGGCACGCCGCCGCGACACAGTTCTATAGAACGATGGTCGCCAGCGTCGAAGCAGCCCGCAAGGCCGGGGCAGCGAAGATCACCCTCAACGCAGCCGGAAACTCAACCGCAGACAGCCGAAAGGGAGCCTCCGGCAATCCGTGGCGAGGCTACACGATCTGGCCTCGAATGGGCTTCGACGCAAAGCTGCCAGCACGAATCGCCTCGAAGCTTCCACTGTCCCTCTCTCACGCCAAGTCTCTGCTCGACTTGCACGCCACCAAAGAAGGCACTCGATGGTGGGCTGAAAATGGCGAAGACCTCGACGTGTCTTTCTCTCTCAAGGACAGGTCGAGCGTTCAGTCTCAGGTCATGGACAGGTTCATCCGGAAGTTCGGATCAGAGAGGCGAGATATCGCACTGGGGGCAGGCGACGAATGGCTCTCGCCAGCAGACTTGATGAGACTTGACGAACTCTGGGAAGAGATCTGGGACGAGGGAATTCTCGACGACTACGAATGGGCAGAAGATGGCGACTCCTGAAAAGTACAAGCACATTACGTTCACCCCGCCCTCCGGCGCCCGCCGAGAGGCCGAATACGGCCTGAAGCTTCGCCGTGAGCACGGCCGCGGCGGCACTGCCGTTGGCATCGCGAGGGCAAGAGACCTGTCGAACGGCGTCGAGCTTTCGCCGTCCACTGTCAGGCGAATGAAAGCCTATTTCGATCGCCACCAGAAAGACCAGCAGGGCGAGGGGTTTAACCGCGGCGAAAAGGGCTGGCCCTCGAACGGGTACATCGCCGCGAAGCTGTGGGGCGGATTCGAGAGCGGGTACTCGTGGGCCAAGAAAGTCGTCGAGCAAATGAACGCCGCAGACGAGAAAGAGGGCCGCTCGCTTCGCCCTTACGGGTCTACGCACGGCATGAGGCCAAGCGTCTACGTCGTTCACGGCCCTCCGGCCAGCGGCAAGACGTCCTACGTGATGCAGCACAAGGGCGACAACGACGTGATCTTCGACTTCGACAAGGTGATGAGCGCCCTGTCAGGTCTGCCGCCGCATCAGAAAAACAAGAATCTGATCTCTTATTGTACGGATATCAGAGCCCTTATCATCAAAAAGGCCCTCCGGAAGCCGACAGTCGACAAGACGTGGATCATCACCACAAACATCGGCGACGAGATGAAGGGACAACTATCCGACATTCCGGTCGAGTACATCCACGTCGACACTCCGAAGGAGGAGTGCCTGAAGCGAATCGAGGAAGACCCAGACCGCCAGCCCGTCGCGGAGGAGTTGCGAGAGGCTGTCGAGCGGTATTTTTCATCAGAGCAAAGGAGTGTCCCTGTGCTGCCCAACGTCGAGCGTCGGTTTCTTGGCAACTTCAGCCACATCGAGAAGGCCGATCCCGATTTGCTTCGAGTCGAGAAGCGGGCTGATCCGAACACCGGCAAGCCGCAGACCTACGTGATCGGCTACGCGGCCCGTTTCCACAAAGACTCGCTACTGCTCGGTGACTTTGTGGAGAGAATCTCGCCAGAAGCATTCGAGATCGTCGAGAAGAGGCAGGACTCCGAAGGCCAGCCCCTCCAGACTCGGTGCCTGTTCAATCACAGCCCGGATCATCTTCTCGGAAGGTTTCCGACGACGATGCGACTCATCGTCGACGACAAGGGGCTGAAGTACGAGTGCCTTCTCCCAGAATCTCGCCACGATTTGGCTGAGCTAATATCTCGCGGAGATTTGCGCGGATCAAGTTTCAGTTTCGTCGTGGCTGAGGGCGGGGAAAAATGGACGACCGAGAACGGACGCTCGATCAGATTGGTTACGAAGATCAAGTCGCTGCTGGATTGTGGCCCCGTCACTTACCCAGCCTACGGCGATTCGACCGTTGCGGTGGCGAAGCGGAGCTATCAGCACTTCGTCGCAGAAGGCCTGAAGAAGGTCGAGTCTCGCTCTGAGATCAAAGAGCGGGCGTCATTGGTTAAGAAAGAAATGGCAGAGTTCCTTACGGAACGACGGGCGTTCTGTCCGACCGGCCCAGGAGGCGGAACCGACAACTCGTGCGGTGCTGGCGGAAGCTCTTCTGGCAGCGG